ATATTGTTTTTGTCGTTGGTATAACTCTGGCACCAACTGATCCAGATAATGTGCTGGTGTCTGCCACTGTGATAAACTCCTGTTCAAAGTCCTTGTCACGCAGTTCTACATTCAATACATTAAGCACTGGCTCACCTCTCTCTGTCGCTGAAGTGAATCTTTCCACGAATACTGTGACTCTTACATACCTAGCAGTGAATCCTGTGTATGCTGTAGTATGCTGATCTGGTTGTTCATATCCAGATGTCACATAGTCTAATATGTAATATGTTTCATTATAGTTGCCTGTGCCATCTGTTGCATTTGTGCTGGTGTATGATCCTAATAATGTGGCACCGCTGAGATTACTTGCATCTCCGTGTTCTATGACCACTTTGGCCGTTCCTTGACATCCCACGGTTATTTGTGGGTACACCGTTTTGGTTGCTCCAAGATCAATTATGTCAGACTGATATATCAACGGTGTACCCTTTGCTCCACTCACTGATTGATTACCAGTGGAGGTGTAAGTGGTCCATTTGGACCATTCGTCCCAACTTAGGCTCGCACCAGACGTCAAATTGGCCCAAGTTAGGTCACCTTTGTGAAGCAAATCTCCATCTTCTACATATCCATTATGTATTCCCATTTATTATGTCCATCCTTGATTACTATAACTTTGACTGAATGTGCTTGATGAATTACTGCCACCAAATGTCACTGATCCAGACTGGAAGAAACTTAGATATGGTCCTGAGCCTCTTCTTGTGTATAGTTTATATTTAATATTGTCTCCAGGTTTGAAATCTCTGCCCGCTGTTTGGAACACAGAGTAATCTCTACCATCGCTGAAATTGTTTATGCTTGTTGCTGTCACACCACCACCATTGTGTCTCAGTTCTATGTGTAATGTGTTGGCCAATGAATCTGTGTTCCTTGGTGTGAATATTACACCTGCCCTGTTTCCGCTCACAGATGTCTTGACATCTGCCCTTGCATTACCATTGGCTCTGTCTTGTTCCCCAGGGGTGTTAACTGGACGGACTACTTTTCCTATGCCTGAAAACATTCCACCAGTGACTCCACTGACAGATTCTACAGGATCGACTGTCAATGCCGTCACTGCGAATATGGTACCATCGTGTTCTATCAGATCAACTGATACCGTGTTGTCATAGTTCAATGCAACTTCCAGCACCCTGAACACTTTGTTTTCAAACATATATTCATATGTGCCTGTCTCTTCACCTGTTCTCTTGAACCTGTGTGTCAACTTCACAAGGTCACCTGGCTTCAAGTTCTGTCCCTCATTGGTCATTGTGAAACTGCAAGTCAAACCTCTTCTAGATCTATCAACAAGGTATTTTCCATAATAAGTGGCCCTCTCGCGCCTCGTTATTGACGGCGCCGACACCTGTAGGATCAGATCCTCTCCACCGTCCTTGGTCAAATAACTTGAATCTTGATAGATCACTGTGTCGGATTCAAAATCTTTCTTTTCATTTGCGAAAGTGACTTTGGCCTGATTGTAGCGACTGTTCTTGTCCACACTTGCAACCGTTATGTTTGACACGATATGATCATCCGTTATTTCTTGTATTCCTGAAGTAGATTCATTGGCTTCTATCTTCAATCTGTATTTGCCATCTGTGTATGGCATAAAGCCTCTACAACTCTGTAGCAATTTTTTGGTGTTGTTCAGGATAGTGTCACTGGTTGATATGACCGTGTCACAGGTCAAAAACTCTGCACTACCCAATGAGCCACCGTATGTGACTGATAGGTCGCAAGTGTCAGCCGCCGCCTTGAAGTCAGCGAAAGAAATTCTGTTGTTGTTCAATCCTTTTCCGTATCTGGGATTCCTTAGGTAGTCCATCAAGCAATCTGCAGGATTATCTGAGAATGTGAAACTACCTGTTGTTGATTCATATGTGCTTGAGTCAGTTGTTGTGTCATCACTGGCACTATAACTGCCGCTCGCTAAAACTTTTTTACCATTCACGACCACTTGTATGTTTGGAACACCTGACCAAGGATTGCTTGTGGTCTGATTACCTTTTGAATCAAACTCTGCCTTGACCCATTCAAACCTACAAGCCACATAGGCCACACCTTGTAATCTGTGATTGTCTGTCCAATCTGGATGTTCTTTCAACAATGAACTTGCTGTCTGTGTTTCCGTGCCTGTGAAAAATTCAAACTTGGCTCTTGGCTGTCCATTTGTGTAGTATGAACTTGTTGCTCCATCTGGTGTGGAACCTTTTATTGTTCTTGTGCCACCTGTTGCAAATGAATCCAAACTCTGTTCTTCATCATTGATGAATAATCTTGTGTATGAGTCAATCTCACCTTCTGCTATCACCAAACAAACATATAGATACTTGCTGTTGTCTCCTGCACCACTAACGAACACCCTAGTACCACCAACTTTCCTTGTTCCATATACCACAGGTATGTTGGCCACGTTTGATTGTTTGTTTACCAGTATGCCCTGTTGTGTGTTGTCAAAATTTTCTGGTGATGGCATCTCTGGAGCATCAAAACTCATACCAAACAGTCCCATAAAACCATCTGCTATTTTCAATATTGGTTTTACAACTGCCGTGACCACTTTGCTGACCACTTTGACCACACTTTTCACAACTCTCTTGACTGCTCTGAATATCTTCTTGAAGAAGAAACTTTTTATACCAGTGTCTTGCCATTCAACACCAGCACCGCCGTGTTTCTTGAGCAGTTGTTCTTCTTGTTCATTGATGTAGACTATGAATTCACCTGGTGGTGCCTGTCTGTCCAACCACCATTTGGCTACTTTGTTAAACTGTCGCTTTATCCAACTTATCATTATGACCTAGGCCCCCATTGTATGTCACCAATCATCTGACTGGCATATTCAAAGCCTCTGTCTGTTGAAAACTTTGTGGTTGTGTTGTATTGTTGTGTGTTCTGTTGGCTTGTTTGGTTGGTAAATCTACCTGTCTTTTTGTCAAAGTCCGCCCAGTGTGATGCCACTGCCAAAGAAACTTTGGCTTCTTCTGGTCCTTCTTCAATTGAGAAGTCTTTTATGGTGCCATCATACAATGCGAATGTGTTCTGTGTGCCTCCACTCAAAACAGGAGTGAAGTCTGCCGTGCCTGGCACTATGAATGTTCTGTATATCACGACTCTTTTGTTTATTAGTTCGTCTGTGTTCAACAATTGATGGACCAAACTGTCTGACACACCTGATATCGTGATTGTCAACGCATTCACTCTGATACCTGTGCTCTCTTGTACGGCAGTTAGGCCCATTAGCGATCCCAAAGGTGAATAGTCTTGTGAACTAGATTGTGTTGTGCTTTGGAAACTTACAGGAAAGAAGTTGTCTGTCAAAAATAGGTTGCTTAGGCTGACGCCTGAATCTGCTATCAACAGATCCACTGTGTGAAAACAATTTATAGCATCTCTGTTCAAGAATGCAGTTGTGCTGGAGTTTGAATAAAATCCTGATCCTAATCTTGCCATATTAAACTGCCTCTATTGCTGTAAATTGTATTCTACTAAATCCGTCTGCTCCTTGTGTGTATGATATGTTATCATCAGCGAGCCTACAAGTCATTGTGAAGTTGGAGCCTGATTCCACAGTATGTGATCCTGTAATCGCTGTCTGCAAAGGTGGTTCAATGGTCAGTGTAGTACCTGAATGACTTATGACCTGATATGCCTTTGTGTGGTTTGAAAACTTGATGTATTCGCCTGGTTTGAATTCGTTTGAGTTGTCCATTGTCACTGTTGTGGCACCTATCGCGGCACTTGAAGCGATACCTTCACTTGCACTACTCGAACCTTTCTTGTCTGTGAAGTTCTTTGTTGCTATCGTGAAAGTGTTCACACCACCTCTCAGTGTTGTCAATTTTGCTTTGACCTGTGCTCTGTCTTCTTCAGTCAAAGGTGGGAAGTTCAATGTCACCACGTAATAACTTGTGCCAAAACTCCTTACCTGTTGTCTACCACTTATTGATGTTGTTCTCACAGTTCTTGAATTTAATTCTACTTCTACTGAACTTGGTGTCACTGTGGCACTTGCACCTGCCACGTTAGTGTATGTCAATGGAAAGTCTGCCATATTATATTATGCTCCTTCTACCAGAATCATTCACTGCTTCATTTACCAATGATATGATCGCTGATCTGTTTTCTGCCAAGGTGTCTTGGAAACTATTACCATCTATCGCTTCAACATTGAAGTTGATATTGACTGCGTGTCCATTGTTTCTAACATTTGGATCTATCATACCACCACCTGGGGGTGCTCTGAACACCTCTGGTCCTTTTTCACCAACGATGTAGTTCTGTCCTGCACCAACTGGTCCACCCATCTGTCTACCTGAGTATTGTTGTTTAGATATGATTGCTATCTGTGCCGCACCCATAGCCAATATCGCACCTGCCAAGAAAGGTCCAAACACACCACCTTGTGCTAATGCTTTGGTCACACCAGTTGCCGTGTTCATAATCGCACTGGCTATGTTCATTGCCTTGTTCAATTCAAATGCTTGTTTGTTGACTTGTGCTAATTCTTTTATGGCCTGCCTACCAGTCTTCTTGGTCAGATCAAACACTTCTTCTTTGGTCATTTTTGTCAGATCAAGTTCTGACATATTACCATCTTTGATTATGCTGAATTGGTCTGATACTCTTCTTTCACTCAATCTCTTTTCAGCGGCCGCGAATTTTTCCTGCACACTCTGATATAATCTTAGATATTCTGTGTCAAATGCTATCCTTGTGCCATAGTAATCTCTTAGATCCTGTAGATCTTTTGCTCTCTGATCTTGTAGCATTTCTTGTTCTGATCTTGCAGAGTCACGTATCTTGTCAACTCTCTTCTTCAATGCTTCTTGTAATTTTTTCTGTTCTTTGCTTAGGCCCTTGTCAGTGACTGTGTTTGTGCCACCTGCTGTGCCACCTGTGGCTTCACTGGCCTTCATATTCATTCTCAGTTGTGCTTCAAAGGCCGCTTTCTCTTTGGCCATCATTTCATCATACTTCTTACCAGCATTACTGAATGCGTTGCCGGCTTCTGTTGCACCTTTTTTTACTGTTTCTAATCCTTCTTTGATGCTATCTGGTACCGCATTTTCCAATGCATCTTTCAAATCGTTTGCCTTGCCCCCAACATACTCCAGACCATCTTTGCCCAATTCAACCATCATACCTGTCAAGTCTGATGCGTCACCTTCAAATCTTTCTAGCAATGGCAAGAAGTCTGCCAGTGTGTTGTATCCATTGATCGCTGACTGCACGAATGACAAGAATATGTCTTTGAGTTTGTTGATAACAGCACTGACCTTTTCTCTGATGAACTGTGCGAATCTTGAGAATGCATCTCCTAATAGATCCACCACTGCTTTTACTTGTGCCAGTGTTCTACCTAATCCGTTTTTAAATGATAGATAACCAGCCAATGCAATCACACCTGTGATCAATGCACCCACAGGATTCATCGCTATCGCAACTGTCAATGCCCGTACGGCTATGGTTATGTTTCTGATAACACCTGCCAGTCCAACAGCGGCAATGGCTCCAAATGCACCTTTGACTT